TCCAGCGTGAATACAAGCCTTTAATCTCATATTACCACCTAAAACAATCATATCATCGTTTACAACAATAGGTCTTATTTCAAGCATCTTTGGAAACTCCTTAATTGATGCTACTAACTTTGCAAATTTATCATCCTTTATAATTCTTGGATTATTAGGGTTTGACTTTACTAATTTGATACTTACTAATTCGGTTTTCATTTTACAAAGGTAATATATTTTTATAAATCAGCTACTTTCTGTGTGTACAGGTCAATTAATTCTTGATAGTCAGCTTTACCCATCTTCTTTACCTGGTGCCTTTTGTGTTCGAGAAAATCCATTCCACCCTTACCAATTTCTCTTTCCAGCCTTTTATAATATTCAATATAATTGCCTTTTTGAGCAATATTGCATCCGTAGCACTGTGGACGACAATTTTGTTCATCATATCTTAGGCTTAATATACCCCTTGAATAAAAATGACCGTTTTGAATTTTCTTGTAAGGCATTACCTTATCGCAAGTAAAGCACTGGACATCTAAATTCTCATCAGCGTACTTTAAACGAATATAAATAGAGAATATAGCGTCTGCTTTTTTCTTTAAGATTGTTGTACTCATAGCTTATTTATTTCTTCTTTAACTTCTTGTTAATAATCCATATCCATACAAAAACATTCAAAATTGTACTTGCAATCCAATAAATAATTAATAGTGTCATTTTAAAAGTATTTTAGTGTAAAACAATTCAAAGACTACTCCCCAAATAATAGAGAATAGGATTATATCAAAATACCCAAAGATAGGTTTATAAGTTACAATAGCTAAAGAAATAAAGAGTAACATTAAGGCTTTAAATAAATGCCACCCATCTGTTAAAAACGAAAGCATAGTTGAAGAAAATAAAAACTTTTCTCCATTTTCTTTCTCGCCCCACTGCCATTTGTTTCTCCAGGACATATTCCAATCCCAAAATTGTCTATTTTTAAAGTTTCCAAATATAGAAACATAATACCTGGTAGATAAAACATCCATTACCGAATTACAGAATGCTGCTAATATTATAAAGATTAAAGTCATAAGTTGTCATTAAAGTCACTAAATTACATTATTTATCCCTTTTAAAGCTCATTATTCGTATAAATGCGTATCATATCGTATCAAAATTGAGCCACAAAGTTATTATTTTCCATCATTGCGCCTATTTTTCTTGCTCTGCGCCTATTTTTTCCACTATAAAGCTAAAATTGGATATTATTTTCCAAAGTCAATCTAAAGGCTTACATTTTTCTTTTGTTTGTCATATTATATCCATACAAATGTTAAATGTTTTGTTGGTGCTTGTTAAATGTTTGCATAATTTTTTAGTAAAGTTTCATGCACTTTGTCCATTTAATTCGTTAAAAAACAAGACTTTATAGCCTTTGTAAATATTGCAGGTGTTAAATCTTATTAATCCCACCTATACATCTTTTATAAGTCATCTATCATCTCCAGCGTTTTAACTCTTTCAGTCAATTCTGCTATAATTATTTCTGCTTCGTGCCTCAAAGTTAGTAATTCACTTCGTAATAAAGAATTTTCTCCTTCTAAATCAGTCATCATCACAAAAGCTAAATTTAGCGTTTCTAAAGCATTAAGATTGTCTTTGTAAGTCTTACTATCTAATTTTGTTTTATTTGCTTCTAATAGCTTTATTTGCATCACTAAAAGTAAATCTGCTATCCTAAACAAAGTAGCTTGTCTAAAATCAGTCTTTGGAATCCTTTTTTCAAGTTCAGCCTCTAAAATGGCTTTTAATGGCTCACTTAACTCGTGTAACTTTCTCATCACTTAAAATAAATTTCTTGTCCTGTACTGGGTTAATTAAATTAATAATCTCTCTCAAAGCCTCCACATAATATTGCGAACTTAGCTTATGGATAGGTAACTGCTCGAATAGATCTAAAGTAAATAGTCTATCTTCTGAATACTTTGCAAACTCTTGTAGTGTCATATATGTTTGGTTTTTAAAATACTTCGCAAGATTCAGTGCAACCATCTGTAGAATCTAATTCATAATCCCACAATCTCATTTGCTCTAAATCATTAATTTCTAAATTCTTATCAAGTTCTTCTTTAAACGGAAATTTACTTTCTTCTAATATTTCTTCTATAGATACTTGACCTCTGTAAAATCTATAAGGTGGTTTATATTTAATATTACCTTCCTTGCCTTCAGAAACAAATTCTCCGTATTTATCCTCCATTTTTTTCCACCATAATAAAGAATCTTCATTTTCTTTTAATAATGTCATTAATGTTCTATTAGATTTTTTCCAACATAAATCGCAATTACCTTGATAAGATTTTATATTTAAGTTAAAAGATTGTTTATCCCACCAAGAATTAATATTTTGTTTTGTCATATATTTAATCTGTGCTAACGGATATAATACACTAAACTTCTTTTTTGTTAATCTTTTGGGTTCATCAATTCTAATTCCTATTGCAGTAATATAATCTTCCCATCCTAATTCTTTTGCATAACTTCTTATAGGACTTTTCTTTAAATAATCACTACAAAAAGGCATACCTTGTGAAGGAATACCATATTTAGAAATAATTGCTTCAAATGGTTCTCCATTTTTACTTGCTGATTCATAATCTACAATTTTATGCTTTATACCATCTCCATAAGTTTTTGAAACAAGTGCTTCAACCCAAATTAAATTTAAGTTAAACTCAATATCGCATTTATTAACAAAATCTAAAGTTTCTTGTATCTCTTTACCAGTATTAGCAAACACAGTTATAAAATCATATTTATGCCTATCTTTCCATTCGTTTAATAAAAAATAAGCCATATAAGCAGAAGTCTTACCACCGCTAAATGATATTAACATTTTTTCTTTCATAACTTCTCTAATTCTTCTTTAACTTCTGTCCAATATTCAAATGCTCCACTTGCTGAATCGTAATGGTATTCATATAAAGTATCAATAACTTCTTGTGTTGCAATTAATGCACATTCTTTAGCATCTTCTTTACATTCCTTAATTTTACCATTAGCGTAATATTTTATAGCTTTAACTGTATACTCGTTAAATTTATTTATTAATTCTTTAGCTTTTTCTTTTGTTGTCATAATTAAAAAGGTAATATTTTTGGTTGTTCAAATGTAACATAATTTCCAGCATAACTCTTTGTTCCGTTTATTTCTTCGTAATAGCAGTTTTTCCATTTATCAAAAAATAGTGTAGCTTCGCCTACTTCGCCTATACCTTTAGGTTTAGTCTTTTGTACTATAATTTTTACTTCATTGCCTTGATAAGGGTTTCCATCTTTAGAAACTCCAAATGGTGGTCGCCATACGCAAATCATTTGTTCACCCTTACGAAAGGATGTTTCTCCGCCATCTATAAATCGTGGGTCTGCTGGTGGATAATATTTAATGCCTGTTGCATCATCTACTACTTTTGCTCCTACTTCTCTTGCTATGTGCATAATGATTGTATGGTGGTAATTGTACTCTCTTGCGTACATTCTGATTTTACCTAATACTCGAGCCATATACATATCCCTTACCTCTCCGTTTAGTTCGTGCTTTACTTCGTTAAAAGGGTCTGTTGTTACTGTGTCAAACTTAACTCCGTATTTCTCAACTGCTTCGTGAAAATCATCTAAAGTAATATCTTTAACACCTAAATCCATAATGTAAAAATATTGGCTAACTTCTAAACCGTACCTGTACATTTCTTGTTTAGTAAGTCTTTGTAGCTTATTACCATCCAAATCAAAAAATGGCTTACCTGCCCACTTATGTATTATCTCTGCAAAGATTTCAGCTGGAGTTCCTGTTTCAGGACTAAATATTAAATGCTTCCAACCTTTACTTTTTGATAAGTTAATTAGGCATTCCCACCAAAATTCCGATTTACCTGAAGCAGGAGTTCCGTAAATGTAAGAAGTTGCACCTTTTTTAAAGGATATTAGCTTATCTACTTCAGAGAATCCTATTGTTTCGCCTTTGATTAATCCTGTATCGTATAACGAATCTAATTCGCTTTGGATGTCGCTATATTGTTTTATAAAATCCATTAGTAGTAAAATTTAGGTATGATAGGTGCTTGTATTTTTATTTTGTTTTCTTCTTTAAACCAAACTTCTTGCATTTTAAGTTTCCAATTCTTTACAGGTTTGTCATTAGAGTCTTTCCAGTTTCTATTGTTGTAAAAATTAAAGGCTTTCTCTGCTTCAGTCTTTTTATATTTATGTTCTTCAAAGTAAGCTAAAACTTCTGATAAAGTAGGAGTAATAAATTTACCTATATCTTTCTTTTCATTCTTTCCTTCTTCTATTGTAGGTAGTTTGCGTTTACTTAATGTAGTACCTTGCGTTTCCTCTACCCCTTGATAATCCTCATATTTTGTAATGTTTATAAGGGTTGTGCTTTGTTTACCTTTTCCAATAGTTGTTATAACAAGCATTTTATCACTTTCAAGCATTTTAAAGAAGGCAGAAACAGTCTTTGGAGTACATCCAAAAATGGTTGCCCAAGTTCGTAAACTTTTAGCAGATTGCCCTCTTTTAATTTCAATTAATTGTAATCCTAACTGCATTTTGCAAGGTTTATGATTAACTTCTAATAGCATTATTAGCCACCACTGGAACTTAATAGGGTCTGTCCATATCCAGTGTTCCTTTAATTTTCGGTGTATTTTTATCCAACCTGCACTCATATTAAAATCCCTCATCAGTTAATTTAAAATTCTCTTGTAACTCAAATTCAATACTATTATTTTCAATTTTATATAGGTAAATATCAATCATACTATAACCTTCATAAGTATAAAATATATCAGGTAAATAGCATAAATCTTCATTCAAATTTAATGTTTTACCTAATAAAACAATATTAAAACAATAATTATCTAAATTTTTACCTCTTTTTTCTAAATACCTTTTAATGCCTCTTAAATATCTAATTGCTTGAAAGAAAGTTTTATTATTTAATTCATCTTTTTTTAATTCATATACGGTTATATAAATTTTTTCAGGAAATATTTTTAAGTCTGTAATGAAAGGAGGTCTTGAAATTGTAACTAAATCAGCAACTCCATATTTACCAATTTTTAATTGCCTAAACTTTTTGTAATAATAAAAATTTAAACCTTCTTTTTTCAACCTTTTATTGTTTACATAAAAAATGTAATCTTCCAGGTCTTTCTCTAAAAACTTCATAAGCGTTAAAAAAAGAAACCCATCGGTAGTAAGTTTCGACAGGTTCCAGGTTAATGAATAACCATTTTTTGATAATATCTAACTTGCTTACTACTTCAAATTAGGTATCTAATACATTGCAAATATACTACTTCTTTCTTAATTTAAAGTATTTATCCAGCTTTTTATTTAACGAAGATAAAGGTACATTAAACTTCTCTGCATAATGCTTAATCGGCTTACCTTCAACTAAATACTCCTTTAAAAAGTCATTAAAAATAGCATTCGTTTCTAAAGTTACTTTCTTTGTTTTTAAGTGCTTTGTTCTAATTCCTTTTGCTCTTAAGACTTCTCTTATTCTCTTTTGGGATATGTTATACTTTTGGCTTAAATCCTCTATCGTTACATTCCCAGTTCTATATTCTTCTAAAAAATCCATCTCGTATAATTTTAAAATACTAACGCTACTCATTAGTACTTGGGTGTTAATCTCTGCTAAAATTGTTAAACTTTCCCCTAAATATTGCGCAGACACCTCTTATCTTTACTGCAAAAAGAACGCTTGTAGCAGCAGTAATATCTTTAATTAAAAGGGTAATGAATCTTCAGATGTAATTACATTTGTACTCACATCTAACTTACCTAATCCCCAAACTACTTTACCATTGCCCATATAAGTCTTTGGTGCTTTAGCATCTCTTTCTTCTTTAGACTGGCTTAATGTGATTGAAACATTATTACCAAACTTATCGTTCTTGTCATCAACAATAATAGAAAGGTTTAAATACTTGTCTTTGATTAACTTCGTTCTGTCAATCTTTGTTACATCAATAGATGCGTTGATAATTGTTGCCATTTTATTTTTTTTAAAGGGTTATAATTCTTGTTCCAATTCTTGCCTGTATCTCGGCATCGTATTTTTGAAGCCAGGTTCTACAAAGTTCAACTTTTTCGATAATATCTTGCTCAATAGATAAGTCTCGTTTAAACTCGTAGGATACCCAGCGTTCAAAGTCTTCTAAATGTGAGTAACTAACTTTAGTTCCATAATTAGCTGCTGCAGGAGTGTCGCCAAGATAATAAAATAGTGTAGCAAACTCTTTATTGCAAAGCATCATATAGCCTCTTAACTGCCATTCGTAATCAGTATTTAACTCTAAAGCTGAATCAAGTAAGGTCTTTCTATTCCAGGCACATTTAGTGTCAATAATAGAGTTCTCAAGGATAACATCAGGAGTTCCAACTAACCATTCGTTAGAATAAATATCTTCGTTTTTATAGGCTTCAATACCACCGTATAAAACTTTAGATGCAAACTTAATAGCTTCATCTTCTAATAAAATACCTTTGGTTAAATACTTTGATGAAAGTTCTTCCTTATCTCCAGCATACCATTCTTTAAGATAAGTTATACAAGTTTGCGATAGTTCGCCTGGCTTCTTTGACTTGCTCATTAGTTTCCCTAACGATGAAGGTCTTGCTTTAAATAACTTCATTTGGCTTATTTGTTAAAAGTCTTAAAGTCTCTGCATCCATAGAATAGCGTTCTTGAATAGCAATTAAATTCTTTGCATCCTTTAGGTAACCTGC